CTTGTGTAATCATAATCTTTCCCTATATCTTGTCCTTCAACTTTTTTAATTTGATTTTTCTTTTTGGAAACAACATGCTCTGGTGTTGGAATGATTTCGGACTTTACATTCAAAGCCTCGTCAATAGGATCATAATTAGTCATTAGATATCAGTTTGCCTTGTAGGACTGTAAGATTTAGAATCCGAGAAGAATGATGTGGTTTCACTGAATCCAAAATCATCATCAGGACCTGCATCAGCAGGTTTTGGTGTAACTGTATATCTAACTTCACGTTTTGCGTTTTGAGTGTCAGTGTTTGTAGCATAATCAATTTGAACTTTTTTGATAAGACCTGATGAGGATTCTGCAACAGGACCAAATAGATATGTTTTTGCAGTAAACCCTAACGTATATATTAATGCTCTTCGGGTAGAAAAATCACCTTCATAATCATCCTGAAAATTAATACTATCTAATACGATTGGTATATCTCTTTTCTCTCCAATTGATTTAACTAAATCAACCGTTAAATTAAATGATGGTTGAAAGTATGGTAAAATTTGCTCAACAATTTGTAAAGCATCATCGTTTAATTTTGCAAGTATACTTAACTCAAATCCAATATTATATGGAACTGGCATAAAAACTTTTTTAATATTATTTCCGTCAGATGCCTTAAATGTTTGTGTGACACCACTTTTTCTTGTTGGATCATAAGAAACATTATTCATCTCAAATGACATTCTTGGAAGAGTGATTCCAACTGGTTTGTTTAAATCTGCCTGTTGTTCTAACCTTGCAAGAAACTTTTGTGAAGGTCCGTATGCCAAAGGAACTTTTAGTTCACTGTAAGTATTACCTGCTTTATCATCATGCCGAATACTAATAGCATTAAATAACGTTCCAAAAGAAACAATTGTTTTTCTAATTATTTCGTGATAGTAATAAGTTCCTAACATCAGTATGTACCAAATGGATTATTTTCTGAGAAATCAATAATAGCATCTGCTTCTGTTTCGATTTCATCACCTTTATCGTATTTATCCGCAAATTCTGCTGACTCAACAAAATCAATGGTGTATGTGGCATTTGAATCTGCACCAGTTAGTACATCACCAGACACAAAAGTACCATTTGTTGTACCTAGTTTGAGTGTACCTGAAGTAACATTCCAAGATTTAACTCTACCTGTTGCACTTGATCTTGAACCAGTTACAAGTTCATTACGTTTATATGTTCCTATACCTGTGGTAAGTGGTGGTGCGGAGACTGTTGCAATACCAGTACCACTAGTATATCCAATACCAGCATCAGAAATTAATACATCTGTAACTGTATTTGCAGCACTAACTAAAACTCTTCCTGTAGCAGTTCCAACTCCAGATATCGGAGTTCCAAAAGATAAAGTAGGTGCTGTTGGATATCCACTTCCACCTGATGTAATTGTAACAGTTCCAATACCAGCGGAATTAGTTACCATTAATGCAGTTCCTGCTGCACCCACACCATAAGTTGTCAAACCAACTCCTTTTACAACTTCTGTAGCACTTATAATTGTGACAGTTGGTGTAACTGTATATCCTGCACCTGGATTTGTAAGTAATATTTCTTTTACAGAATTTACTCCATTTATGGATGTTGTAATTGCTACCGCAGTTGCATTTGTTCCACCTGCAGGTGCAGTTCCTATTGCTACAGTTGGAGTTCTAGTATAATCAAATCCATCTTCATTGAGGAATATCTTACGAATATATCCAGTTGTAGTGGATACACCTAAAGTTGCTGTCGATCCAATCGATATAAGTTTAAGTGTGGTGATATATCCTTGATCTTCAAGTGCATCATCAATAACTTCATTTGTAGTACTTAATTGTTCAACACCTCCGAACTCATCTTCAAGTTCATATAATTCACATCTAAGTTCATAAACATAATTCTTACCTAGTTGATAAAAAGGTTTTTCGTGCTCTACAAATTTAACTTCAAAGAATCTTTGTCCTAATGGAAAGAAAATTAAATCACCTTCACTAGGTCTACTTGTAACTTCAATATCACCAGCTGGTGCACTGACTAAGAATGGGGAAATAAAGTCTTCCCACCTTTCTCTTGAAATAGTAATTATTAACTCATCTTTTAAACTCATACCAAACTTTGTCATAATATCACCAGCACCACCATAACCATCAAAAGTATTCACATATGCTTCTATTGCATAGTTATCATTAAATGTTGAAGATTGAACTTCAGTAAAAATACTATCTTTATTGACAATCTTTCGAGGCAAATACATCACCTCGACACCATAAATTTTTAACTGTTCATTAATTAAGTCCTGAACAAGTCTCTGTTCACTTTGTGATCCTTGTAGAAAAAAGGGATTTAATGCCATTATTCACTATCCTATAAAATCAAGAGGTGGTAACTCATACTCAGAGATAAGTCTTCCTCTTATACTTTCTATCTCCCTCTCAGCATCATCGTAAATTTGTCTTCCATTCATTTCTAAACCACCTGG